CGCAACAGGAGCAACCGGAGTACAAGGCGCAACAGGAGCAACCGGAGTACAAGGAGCAACCGGAGTACAAGGAGCAACAGGAGCAACCGGAGTACAAGGCGCAACCGGAGTACAAGGAGCAACCGGAGTACAAGGAGCAACAGGATCAACCGGAGTACAAGGCGCAACAGGAATGCAAGGCCTTATAGGAAACCCTGGAATATCTACTATATTTGTGCCTTCCTCTCCTTGGATAGTTGCTTCGGGTATAACGGCAGGAGAACAGCGAACCTATATAAATAATATTGATTTCATCCCCCCTCTTGATTACTATCCATTAGGAACCGCAGCAGCAGGAGGAACCAACGGAATAGTTTATTCAATCAGTTCAGGGTCATCTTCATCCAATGTGGTTCTTGCTGGTGTATACAGTGATTATGATAGTAATGCATGTTCTGGTATAGTAGAGGTAGGTTCTACAGGAACATATATACAAAATTTTTCTAATGGAATACAATCTGGTCAGACTATATATTCAACCTTTAATAATACTGGGACAACTGGACCAAATAAACAATATATTGGTGGTGATTTTCAATATGATAATGCGATAACGACGCCCTTAAACAATGTTTCTGTATATCATACTTATATTATTCCCGGTTTTAATAAATGGATTCCTGTGGGCTCGGGTGTTAGTCCAGGGTTAGATAAACAAGTAAACGCAATAAATTATTACCCCGGAGCAACCGATTTAGTAATTGGTGGCAATTTTAATTATGATACAAATTCCGGGATTTTTCAAAAAAGAATGCCATTTATATCGAAATATTCTCCTACCAAAAATGTATTTTCTCCAATACAATCCGCATCCACTATGTTATATGGAGTCGATTATTATCCAATTTTCTTAGATTTGTCATGTAATGCGGTAGAATCGGACTCTGTTGGCGATTATATCTATTTAGGCGGAAATTATACAACCGCAGGAGGAATTCAGGCTTCCTATGTATCGCGCTATAATTTAAATAACCAATTTTGGCAAGCATTATCAGGAACAGTAGGCACTGGACCAACTAATTATGGCGAAGGAACCGATGGTCAAGTATACGCCTTATTATTAGTTGGAAATTGGCTTTATGTTGGGGGAGATTTTACAAGAGTATGCTCTGGTAATATTACTGCGTCAAATATAGCGCGATGGGACACTGTAGCTTATGTGTGGGAACCATTGACTGATGGTTCTACAAATGAAGGAACAAATGGACCAGTATACGCATTGGCGACAGACGGGGTTAATATATTTGTCGGAGGCAGTTTTACAAATGTAGCTTCTACAACGGTTACGGCAACCAATATAGCTTTTTGGACTCCGAATACATGGTCGGCGTTAACATATGGTTCTGGATATGAAGGAACAAATGGACCGGTATATGCTCTAACAAACAATGGATCTAATATATTTGTCGGAGGCAGTTTTTCAAATGTAGCTTCTACAACGGTTACGGCAACCAATATAGCTTTTTGGACTCCGAATACATGGTCGCCGTTAACAGATGGTTCTGGAAATGAAGGAACTGGTGGACCGGTATATGCGATAACAAACGATGGAACTAATATATTTGTCGGAGGTGATTTTTTAAATGTGGCTACTGGAACTATAGCGGCAGCATATTTTGCGATTTGGACTCCGAATGCATGGTTTGGAACATTGGTCGGGGTTACAGGGTTTAATAATATAGTATACTCATTATATTTAAATGGAACCAATTTATATGCTGGAGGAGGTTTTACACAAGATGCTAGCATAATTCCAGTAAATATAAATCATCTAGCTATAACAGATACAACTTCTTCCCCAATTACATGGGTTCCACTTCCAAATAATAATATACCCACTTACGAATCATATTACAATTCACTAGGAAATGGAGTAGATAATACAATTAAGGCTATAAAATATGTAAATAATTTAAATAATCCGGGTATAATTGTCGCGGGATGTCATAAAAAATCATACGAATTGCAAAGCATCATAAGTAGTAATAATATATCTTATTATGTGGACCAAGGAGCATCGGCTCAGACATGGGATCCGCTCCCCTATTTAAATAATAAAAACGACAGTACGGGAGTTTATCCTAGCGGAGTATCTGGTCATGTGTATGCGGTAGTGTATGATGGTAATGACATTATTTATGTAGGTGGGGATTTTAAAAGCGCTGGTGGAATAACCGCAAATAATATAGCAAGATATATTGTTGGAAAGCAGCAATGGTTTGCGCTAACAGACTCTACTATAAAACTAAATGGAGTTAATGGGATTGTATATGCGTTAGCATATGATGCTAATAGCCAATTATTATATGTTGGTGGAAATTACACGAGCGCGGCCGGGTTAAATACGAAAAATATTGCGCAATGGGATGCGAATAGTCAAATTTGGGTCGAAATCACCTCCAATGGATTCAGTGGTCCGATTTATGCGTTGGATTGGGACCCGATTTATAACAGATTATATGCTGGAGGAGATTTTATTAGCGCCGATTTCACAATAGCATCAAATATCGCGTTTTGGGATACCTCAAATTGGTTTGCTCTACCGGGTTCATCGGGCGGTGAAGGAACGAATGATATCGTCAGAGCCATTAAAATGGCATCATTCAATCAATTAGTATATGTAGGTGGAGATTTCATTGCGGTTGAATTCGTAGGAGGAACTCCTATATCAGCAGCAAGAATTGCTACATGGAATCCTGCTAATAATAAATGGGCTGATATTGGCGGAGCAAATAGTTATGTTTTAGCACTAGAGGAATGTAATAGTGAAATGATTGTTGGAGGTAATTTTACAAGTGTTAATATTTTAAGCCCAGTTTCCGCAAATTACATAGCAAGAGTCGATGGTTCTAATAATTGGAATAATTTAGGCTCAAATGATGTAAATGGTATAGTTAGATGCATTACTTATGATAATATTAATCCAGTGGGGTTATTATATTTTGGCGGAGATTTTACAGGGATGACTACAGTTGTTGCCGGAGTCTTTACATCAGTTAAATATATCGCGTCCGCGGATCCTTTATCTTCATATGCTTTTGACGCGCTGCCGGCAACTGGATATGGTAGTAATTCAAACGGAACAAATGGACCTGTATATTCTGTGGATAAAGGTAGGGTAGGTTTTCCTATTATTGTAACAGGTGGATTATTTACTAAAACATATTATGATTCGATTTTATCGACGCAAAATATTCAATACGGAAATAATGTCGTTTATTGGGATTACAATTTTACTTTTAATTTAGGTTGGAACATAATGAATTCGAGAATACCAGATTTAAATGGAATTGTGAAAGCATTGGTCTACACAGCCACTGATATTTACGCAGGTGGAGAATTTCAAAATGTATCGACAACACAAGCGCTTCAGTTTGTTAGATGGAATATTGCTGATGAATTATGGTATCCGATTATATCAAATAGCGAAAATGGTGTAAATGATACTGTAAATGCTTTGGCGATTGATGCTCAACATATATATTTAGGAGGTAAATTTTTAACAGGAGGTGGGAAGTTATTAAATTATATTGGAAAATGTGATATTTCAAATAGTCTATTTGGTCAATTTAATTTTATCACAGATATTGGTTTCAATGATCAGGTAACTAGTTTATTTGTAAACACAGCGGGCACCCTAGTTATTGGCGGATATTTTACTCAAACGGAGACTGGTTTGTTAACAAATATTTTCCGCGTTGCTAAAGTAAGCATAGTAACCGACATCATAAGTGCTATAAGAAATCTATCGGGAACTCATTCGGGATTTGACGGCCCTGTATTTGCTGTATATAATATTAATCCATATATATATTTTGGCGGGTCCTTTTCATTTTCGGTATCTTTGGGAGATTTAACATTGAATAATTGTGCTTATTATGATGCTTCCGCTTTATCTGGTCTGGTAATATTAATCCCGGTTGGTACAGGAGCATTTATAGATACAGAAACATTAACTATTTCCAGCAGTATTACACTTCCTTTAAAATATAAATTAGCGAATCTAATTTGCAGTGATAGTGATCCAAACACCTGGATAGTGGCTTTTAGATCGATTGGTGTAACCTTTTAATCACATCTATTAAATCTATTAAAACAATTAAAATAATTAAAACAATTAAAATAATTAAAACAATTAAAATTTAAATATAGGGTTATAAACCTTTTCTAAATGTATATATAATAATGGCATTTACCCGTTTTCACGACGATGCGTGTCGAATAACAAAACAACTTCAGCAGCAAACTGACCAAGGTCGTTGGATTATCGATGTGCCTGGCAACGGTGGCGACAAACCATGTTTTGCTTTAGATCCACAAATAATTCCGCAAAAATGGGGCGCCAATTTGTGGACTGAAAGTGTCGATATTCAAAGCGCACTTTTAGGAATAGATAAACGATTAAATCGCGATGTACCGAATACTGTAAACGCTTTAACAAATAAGAGTGTCAATCCTTATAAGCGGTTTACCGTAAACGCAGCACCCATTTCGTATCCAGTTTGCGACACTTTTTTGACAACAGACCAGTCGCGGGCGATAATGCCGGCGTGGACAGCTCGAGATTTACAGCAAAATCACGCCTATATTTTGCCAAATGATCCGCAATCAAATACAGAGATGAAGTTTGGCAACTATATTGACACGCGCATTTTAGAGAAGAAGCATTTCAAAAGGGAATTTGATTGCGTGCCGCTAAATGACCAAGGTTATACGGTTCCGATAAAACAATTTTCTTCAGGACAAAAAACCAGGGGAACATATATAGCAGGTCCTAATACTTGTGGAGCAAGAGGATCTTGTGAAAAGATATAAGAGACAAGAGAAGAGAAGAGACAAGAGAAGAGACAAGAGAAGAGACAAGAGAATAAATATAAATTATATAGGCACTTTTTTAAAAAGTATATATATAATATAATAATGGAATTAGCAATACCACTAATAGCACTAGGAGGAATGTATGTGATTTCAAATAGTAAAAATAACGATACTTCAAAAAACGCATATAATGAGGGATATACTAACAAAAAAAAGGAGAACTTCGACAACATGGGAAGAAAGTCGAATTATTTACCAAATACTCAAATAGCGCCTCAAAATTATCCAATAATGAATAATAAAGAGCTCATCGACACTGTCCAGGAATACCCGAATCCCAATACCGCCTCCGATAAGTATTTCAATCAAAACGCATACGAACAGCGAGAAAGAGCAGGCAAATCCGTTGGCGATACGATTCAGCAAGTTTATTCATTAACCGGCGATTACATGAATTCCGAACAATTTAGGCATAATAATATGGTGCCATTTAACGGCGCGAAACCGCACGGACAGACATATAATAATAACAATGCCGAGACCATTTTAGACAATTATGCCGGAACCGGCTCTCAAATACTTAAGAAGATTGAGCAGGCTCCGCTTTTTAAACCCCAGGAAAATGTTCAGTGGACTAATGGCGCGCCCAACATGAGCGAATTTTATCAGTCTCGCGTGAACCCGGGTATTAAAAATAATATGGTAAAACCATTCGAGTCTGTCCGAGTTGGTCCGGGTTTAGACAAAGGTTATTCTGCTAACGGTTCTAACGGTTACAACTCCGGAATGGAAGCGCGCGACCAATGGCTGCCGAAAACCGTGGATGAACTTCGGGTGGCGACAAATCCCAAAGAGGAATATTCTCTGCTAAATCATCAAGGTCCGGCCCAGTCCGCGATAACTAATATCGGCATTTTAGGAAAAGTGGAGAAAAACAGGCCTGATACTTTTTTCATAAATTCACAGGATCGATGGCTCACAACTACAGGCGCTGAAAAGGCGCAGCGTGTTGTCGCCGAAGAGGTCCTCAAACAATCGCATAGAAATGAAACGACAACGCACTTAACTGGCACACCAAATGCGGTCTTAAAAACGGCGAGTTATGTCCCAAAGCAGCACGAGGCCTCAAAAAGAATGCAGCTCGATGCCGCGAACCATATTGGACATTCGAATGCTGCTGGAACCGGTTCTCATTTGGATGGCGAAGGATTTTTAAAGAGTCACACGAATTATACAAATAGCAGAAGTGCTAATCCGCAACCGCAGACATTTGGCTCCGGATTTTCAGGCGCGATTGGAGCCGTTATTGCGCCCCTTATGGATATATTTAAGCCGGTAAGAAAGGAAGAGTATGTGTCGAATATGCGCGTCTACGGCAACATGATTGGAGAAGTGCCGGGCAATTATGTGCTAACATCAGGCGATTTACCTGGCACAACGGTTAAAGAAACCACCATGTATCGACCTAATGGTTATATTGGAAATCAAGTGAATGGCGGCGCTTATGAAGTGACAGAGCAACAATCCATCACAAATCAGCGCGATACCACGACAGACTTTTGCCAAATAAACCCGAGCGGCGGTGCTGGAACCAAGCATGGCGCAAAACAGTATGATTCGGTTTATAGACAGACTAACAATGAAGCCAAAGAGAAGTCCATTGTGTCGAGAACGAATCAAGGAAACATGGCCATGTTTAATGCGGACATGAATGTGTCGCATTCTAGGTTGGATTGCGACCGCGAAAATAACCGAATGTGGGCGCCAAGTGCGGTAATTCCTAGCGGACCTTCGGTTAAAACTTACGGGAAAATTCACACGCCCGCATTGACAAATCAGTGCACCACAGGCTGCGACAGAATGGATCCAGGTTTGCTAGAAAATCTAAAATCAAATCCATATGCGTTTCCATTTAATAGCGTTGCGTAAATCAAACTAACAATAAATAACAATAAAATAACAATAAAATAACAATAAAATAACAATAAAATAACAATAAAATAACAATAAAATAACAAGACAACAAGACAACCATTATAACCAATTCGTAATATTAACATATAAAAACACTATTTTAATATTAATAACGCATAAACAATGTCTTTACCAATCCATGAAAATATCAAAACCAAATTGGAATACTTTCATAGTATCCATAAAATTCCCAATATTATCTTTAATGGACCATCTGGTTCAGGTAAGAGCACTATTGTAAATGATTTTGTTAGTTTAATTTACGAAGGGAATAAGGAGAAGATTAAAAATTTTGTAATGTATGTGAACTGCGCGCACGGAAAAGGTATCAAATTTATCCGAGATGAACTAAAGTTCTTTGCCAAGACGCATATTAATTCGAATGGAGGAAATACATTCAAGAGCATAATATTATTGAATGGAGACAAACTAACAATGGATGCGCAATCCGCTTTAAGACGATGTATCGAGCTATTTAGTCACAATACGCGTTTTTTTATTATTGTAGAAGACAAATATAAATTATTGAAACCGATTTTGTCGCGATTTTGCGAGATATATGTTTCTGAACCGGAATACAAGGGGAAAACTATAAATCTATACAAATATAACTTAGATGAAACCTTTAAACTAACAAATGTAAAACAGACAAAGTCGGAGTGGTTAAAGAAGGAGCTTATAAAGCCGATAACGGCGGAAACAGATTTAATTGCGTTTTCAACCAAATTATATGAAAAGGGGTACAGTGCTTTAGATATAATTAAGTTACTAGAGGAAGTCGTTAATTTTCAATTAGAGGAAATAAAAAGATATGAATTGTTAGTTGCGTTTAACAAGGTAAAGAAAGAATTTAGAAATGAAAAATTATTAATCTTGTTTATATTGAACTTTGTCTTTTTGGATGTAGAAACGAAGTTAGACAATATATCTTTTATGTAAAGGGAACTGCCGTCTTCGCTTCGCAGACCTTTTGAACCCATGCTGTAAATGTGCTGTAAATGTGCTGTATGCTTTATTTGATTATTGGTAGAACCAGTAGGCCGACTAAGGCCGACTAAGGCCGACATAACGGTGAGTTAAAACTAGCAAAAAAAAACCTCTAATTCTTACATATAACAATATGGACGATTTTAATGTTAGTTCGTTACATGAATCAAAGAATGAATGGGGCGCAAGATTGCTTACTATTTTGACGCCATTGGTGATCGAGGGGTTTAAATCTATATTCGACGAGTCGGTGAAGTTGTGTAAAGTAAATGAAGAGATGGGGAAATATTTAATGACATTTCAAAATCTGATTACTCGCATTCCGAAATGGAATCCTACTATTATAGAACAAGAACGAAAACGAATTATTGATCGAAGCGGTTGCGGATATTTAGAAGAATTGGTAACATGTGTTCATATAATTCAGCTAAAGCTATTGACCGCGATGCGTGTTGGTCAGAAACAGAAAAAAATCGACATTAATATACCTAAATTAGACGATTTCATTCACAAAGCATACATTAATGTAGCGCGAAAGATATATAAAAATGTTTATCTATTTGAAATCAATATACCTCCTTTACAAATACAAAAAAATAATCGAGAAATGGAGACAATTGTTCAGGAATGTATTTTGAACGCGGTTAGAGAGAGCATCCCAATCGAGCATATTTTGAAAGCATATATGGACGAAACGGTGGAAGACGATATTATCGAGGAAATCAAGGAACAAGTGGTCGAAAAGACCGAAGCATTAAATGCTAGAGGAGAGACCGCTTTTATTGGCGAATCTGATAAAAAGGATGCCAAAGAAGTCAAGGGAGAAGGGATTAAATTTAACGATGTAGACCAGGCTGTAAATGAAAAAGGAAAGGAAGAATTAATCAGCGCCCCAAAGACTCTAGAGCGCTTAGAGGAAATAAGTAATTTAAGAAATATTCAAAGGAAAATGGATGAAGAAGCCGATGCGGACGACGATAACGAAATCTTGAAAATTTCAGAAGAAATGGTTGATTTAAATAGTTTAGATGTGCATGTAATTGGCGAAAAATCGCTGGAACTGGAACCAAACTTTTTGTTAGATGAGATAGAGGTTTTAGCATAATTTATTATTGTTTATTGTTTATTGTTTATTGTTTATTGTTTATTGTTTAACGCGTTAAATTCAAAATTGTATTGTAAAAATATATTGTAAATGAGTAATATATTTTTAGTAGCAGGAGTTGTATCCGTTATTTTCTTTGTCGCCAAATTTTTGGAGATGCAATATATTGAAAAGGAAAGTAAGCCGTTGAAGATATTGATTCGAGATACATTGGTCGTGTATGTTTCTGTCGTTATTGGAAGCTTTATCTTGGAGCAACTGAGCCCAGTAATTAAAGATATTTCTGTAATAGAAAGTCCAGGGGCTTTTACGGATAATCCTCCATTCTAGTAGGGGAACAACTGTAGGGAACCAAGGTTCCCCTACGACCCCTCCTTTTATAAAGAGTAATATAAATTAAATAATAGTAATATAAATACATTTTATAATTTATTTATATGGCTTATCAAAAATGCGCTACTGATGTAATATATTTGTTAAAAGACAAATTTCCAAATAAAATTTGGAATAAAACAACAAAGGAAGAACGTTGTAATATTATTTTTCATGAATTATTACAAATTATAGGGTCTAAAAGTTTAGGATTTGATGATGAAATACTTGTAAAAGTATATAATAATGTATATAAAGGATTAACAATTATTAACTATGTAGTTCCTGTTATGGATATAGATCTAGATCCAGATAATCGACAAATGAATGAATATGATAAAGATTATGATGAATGTGTGATTGAGCAAGAGGCGGGGAAATCTAAATTTAATTTAACATAATTTTCAAATTATGAATATTAAAAGGAGGGGTCGTAGGGGAACCTTGGTTCCCTGCTTATCTGCCAGTCCACACCTTAACGAAAGATTCGTATGCTTTTTTATTTTTAAAATCATTCGAATATTCATCATAATGATAATTGAAAGCCTTGTGATGTTTTAATATGTTACCAAATAGCGAATGTGTATATTTTAATTTCGGACATTCTTGCCAAAAAAGTAATCCCATAATTCTTTCTAATCCGCATCGGTCAGTTCTGCTATTAATAACACGAATTAAATTAGTAATTCCATATTTTGCTTCTAGCATCGCTAAAAAACTTAATTGAATATATGACATTGCTCCAAAACACAGTTCGAATTTTTCACCTTGGTTTAATCCCAATATATTTATTTCCGACCCTTTAAGTCTTTGTTTAAGATATAAATTATGTTTCAAATTGCTACTGATTCTTAATAAATTATCTAAATTATCTTTATCGTAAGCGTGATGCCATAAAGGTAACACTGGGTAGCCGATGCGTTCAAATGGAATTCTTTTGTGAATAAAAACACTATCGTGCAAAATGACTGCTCTGTCGAACCACTTATACCTTAAAAAATATATATATGGAAGTAGCTCGCCGCGTTTAGGATATTCTGATTGTATAATTTCGAGATTTTTATAATCATGTTGCGCTTGTATAAAAGCATAATTACTATTATCATCAATGATAACAATCTTCTTTAAAGGATAGTGAGTTCTTATTAGCTTTACACACTGATTCCAATAATTATTTGTTAGTTCCGAATTGACATGTCTTGTTATTATAAATCCATATGACATTTATAATAATAATAGAAATAAATTACAATCAAAAGGTTATTTATACAAGTGACTGTAATACATCTATATCCATCACTTGTTCTCCCTTCGAAATACCATTTTTTAAAATAACAAATTTGCTAAACTCTGGCCGGTCTAATTGCGCACTTGGACTATGATTGTGAACACATCGCGCAATCATTTTATATAATTTGAATTCAGGATAGCGCTCTGCTCCGTTGTTTTTATATAGAACATTGACCCCATTATCGTCAGTACACCATTCTACCATCAATTTTACAATTGGGTCGCAACTATTAATATTTTTAATGCTATCCATGTCATCTATAATATAATCGAAAATAGAACACGCCAATCGACACAAGTCGAAGCTGAAATTAGGCTCAATTCGTGGTTTTTTGTCGTTAAAATAGGGTTCCGTATTGTATTGAGTAACCGCATCTCCGCCCGTTTGAAAGCTATCGCTACAAAATAATTTATTGTCGAATTTATAAATTGCGCGTCCAAAATCAATGATTTTAAAAATCCTTCCAAAGGTCGGAACCTTGTAATACTTTTTCTTGTATAAATAATACAAATACTTTTTGTTAGTTGGGATATACATGACATTATTGGTATGTAAATCATTGTGGGTGAATGAAAATAATTTCTGATACACAATCAATGTCATTATTATTTGCATAAGAGCGGACATCCATTCGTCATGAGTTAAATCCGTATTCATAATTAAATCATCTAAAGTGCTCTCGCAGTTTTCCATACAAATAACCTGAACTGGGAATTTTTGAAGAGTTAAAAATAATTTTTCTTCTTCTAAATCGTAAGAACTTTCCGTTCCAGAGCCCGAATCGGAGTCAGAATCTGTTCCAGATTTAAGACTCCTAGTTTCTGAACCACTAGATTTAGAATACGACTTAGAACAATCTAATTCATCAATATCAATATTATCAACATCAATATTATCAACATCATTCTCATTTGTATGAGATGTTCTAGAGGAACAAGTGGAACCAGATTTAAGACTAGCTGATTTTTTCTGATCCGTAATATCAATAGAATTTGTAATATCAACAAGATCCATGTTTAGCATTTTTACATCATCTAAAGAAATCGAAGTGCTTGTTTCGTCATTTGAGAAAATGTTTTCAAACATCGATTCGTCTATCGATTTTACAGATAAATTCGATTTCTGAGAAATATTCATAATATTTAACGGCTTTAAACTAGGTTCTAGCATACTTTGACTCTGGATCAAATGCGAATAATCTTCTACCGTAAACAGCGTATTTTGTTGCTTATTAAAAAACTCGGATTGAACTAAATAGTCAATGTCATCAATCACATTGATTCTGTAGTCGTTTTTAATAGCCAAAAAAGAGCCGTAATAATCTAGTCCGTGTACAAAATTATATTTATGTAGCACCTCGCTAGTTAAAAAGGAGAAAAATCCATCCACATAGGAGGAATTGTTAGAGTCTTCTATCTTTAAATGAACTGGTTTACTCTTATCAACAGATGGCAAATTAAATAGATTCTCATCTGAATGATTATATTTGCCTACTAGGTATTTAAATGGATCTAACAAAGGCGCCATTTTAATGAATACCTTTTGAGTCGTAGCAAAATCCTCGTCTTCTGTTATATTTTTCAGTTTACATGTGTAAATATGCTCCTTATCTCTATCGTCATCTCCATTATCTTTATTTTTGGGCTTGGCCTTGATATCCTTAATATCTGAAATATGCCACATGTGGTTTAAATTAATAGCGTTAAAATTGGTGCTGTTTAATGAAAAAAATTTGTCGTAAATAGGTATATAGTTTTGTACTTTAGATAAGGAAATATTCGGATTAGATTGAAATTTGTTGAAAAGATTTACATTCTTCCTCTTCTGATAATTTATAGTTATTGCCATTAGCTAATAAAAATAAAATTATAAATTATATTTAACTTATTATAAATGAAATAGCTATAAACTAACAAATGCTTAAATAAAATGCTTAAATAAATGCTTAAATAAAATGCCTAAATAATAAAGATAATCAAAAGATAAGTATTTAAAATCGCGTAAAATAATATCCTTTTTTTAAAATATGTTATAGTATAATAATGAATTTAGAGCTAAAACGTTTTGATATGAAATCTATCAGTTTTAAGCCTAATGAATCTAAAGGCCCGGTCGTCGTTTTAATTGGACGCCGCGACACTGGTAAATCATTTTTAGTAAAAGATTTATTATATTATCATCAGGATATTCCTATCGGCACCGTCATTTCCGGGACGGAAGAAGGGAACGGTTTTTACGGCAAACTGGTGCCGAAATTATTCATCCACAATGAATACAATACAGCCATCATCGAGAACATTCTGAAGCGACAGCGGCAAGTTTTGAAACAAATCAAAAAAGAGATGGAACAGTTTAAAAGATCTACGATTGATCCTCGAACTTTTGTTATCATGGATGACTGCTTATATGATAACACTTGGGCAAAGGAGAAATTAATGAGACTCCTATTTATGAACGGTGATTCATGAACGGTCGTAGACCGAACATAAAGTGCTTGCCGTTAAGAGTTATTCCAAAAGAATAGCTAGTGTTCTATTTATTAAATTAAATTAAATTAAATTAAATTAAAAAAAGAACGCAACACTTCCAAATTGCGGGGATATCTTGCTAGGATTATGCTACTAAACCATCTAGGAAACTAGGATGGCGGCTTATGTTAACCGCATAAGGTATAGTAAAAAAGCATAATATAAAGACAATCCGCAGCCAATCTTCTAAGTCCGTTATGATAAGGATATGAAGACGGTTCAACGACTAAATGCCAGTGGGCTGGAGCTTGTTAATCACTCGCGATGAAAGCCTAAGATATAGTCTAAACCCACTCGAGAGAGTGCTGTGCCCATTTAAAAAGCATGGATTTAATGATTTCAGAAGGAAATATCTGAATGAAATGGTATAATTGAGACACTGGAAGGTCATGTTAATAATTACAATGCAATATCCACTAGGCATTCCACCAGCATTAAGAACCAATATAGATTATGTTTTTATTTTGAGAGAACCCTATATCGCGAATAGGAAGCGAATATACGAAAATTACGCAGGCATGTTCCCGACATTGGAGTCATTTTGCCAGGTAATGGACCAATGTACAGAGAATTTCGAGTGCTTGGTAATAAATAACAACGCCAAATCTAACAAACTACAGGACCAGGTCTTCTGGTATAAAGCGGACGCACACAATGACTTCAGATTAGGCTCAAAAGAGTTCTGGGAACTGTCTAAACAGCTAAATGATGAAGACGAAGAGGAGCAATATGACCCAAATAATGTGAAGAAACGCGGGCAAGGACCTAAAATCGCCGTCAAAAAGAGCAAATGGTAAGAATAAACCGCTTTTAAATATAATAAGCGGTTTTAATTATTTATTAAATAACACAGCGTTAATTTCTCTTAATACATTTGATAAATCAAATCCCTTTTCATTAGGATTATATCTTATTATTTTATTCCCCAATGACATAATATATATTTCTCTTATTTTTTCATTTTCAGTATCACGGTCATCGTGATTATTTTCATCACATTCTATAACTAATCTATAGTCAACAAAATATAAATCTGCTCTATACTTACCTATAGTAAATTGGCGTTTGACATTTAACATATTACTATATGCGTTTGAAATAAACCCGATTGTTTGGTTTTCAATACACATTCCAATATTTATTTGTTTTACATTTTCACTTATATCTACAATATATCTATTTCTTAAATTATAAGAATTTTTCAGTATTTCAAAGGCATTTTCTGTAAGAAGATAAGTTATTTTATTTTGCCCTCCATTTTGTTTTATTGTTTTAAATTTTTTTCGTTCAATAATATAATGAATATTTTCTTTATAATTTTTTATTAAATGTTCAACTAACCTACATTTAGCGCTTGCTAAATATGATAATTCTTCTAAATTTCTTACAAAATCACACATTGTTTATAATACATTAAGTATATTATGATAATTAAATTCAATTTTAAATATCATATGTAAATAAAAAAAGACAATTATATTTTAAATATAAATTATAAATCCAATTAAACCCATTTAAATTTACATGTATCGCAATTATAAAATTTTCTCCCCTTATTAGGTCCTTCTTTTTTAACAACTAATATTTTAACACTTGAAGAACAATTTTCACAAGTTCCTTTGGTTTTTAAAAAACAACTGCTGCAAGTTTTCTTCCATTCTTTTTCCGATTCAGGTATCAATACATCGTCGCCGCAATCGATACATTCGATATAAATGTGTTTTTGAGATTGTTTATTTTGTTTAAAACAATCAGTACATCTAGTTTTGTAAGTTTCTGGAGACATTATATAATCACGGCAATCAAGACAATTTCTAACAGTAGAAATACAATCATGGCAAAATTTTGGATCTGTATTTATAGGTGCCGTAAAATCAATATTACATTTTAAACAAACTGACGCATCTTTTATCTGAATGCATACAGTACATAGTTTATTACCCTTAAGGTTTCTAGTCTCTTGCTTACAATTTAAACAAGAGACTGTTTTAATTTCCTTTAAAATTTGTTTATTCAAAATTTTAGACTTCTTTTTAATTTTATTCGGAACGCATGAACAAATGCCATTAATGCTACTGCTGTTAGAAGGGCTATATATAATTTTATCCTTTTGACAGATAATACATCTATTATTAATAGTATATTTCTGAGTTTCCATTTCAGATTCAGAACTAGAACTAGAACTAGAACGAGATTTATTTATTGTTTTTTCAGCCCTTTGTTGGTTTTTAATTGTTCGATGATTTTCTTTGTATCCCTGAGGCCATCCATTTTTGATTTCATCTGCTCTGTCTCTAGATGCTCGCTGCATTAACTTATATTGCTCATCGTTTTCACTAATAACCCGGTGTCTTTTGTTACATACACTACCTACATTAAAGCAAACTCCTGACAAGTTATTTTCAAATTCATAAACATGTTCAATTCCTTGGCTACATATACAAGTGTGTGACCCATCATTTTCATCATCGTGTCTATATGAAATACAAGTGAAATCAGAATTATCGCTATTATTATGGTCATCATCTAATTCATTGAATGCTATTTTAAGCTGTAAAAAGCTTTTTAGTTGTAAAATGTAACCTTTAGGATATGTTAATAATAATAAGAATATAAATTTATCTGGTTTTTCGGGAGTTTTTCCATTATAATTTTCTGCCATAAATTTTGTTAGTTTAATCCAATAAATACAATAATTTTCCGGATTAGAAAATTTTATTATAAAGCCTGGTTCATTCATGCAAGATAAAATTAATTGTTTAAACTCTTTATTCCAAATTAATGTAGTAATAGCAATCCATTTTCCATTATTTGTATATTCTTGAATTTGTTCCATTGATAATAATTATGTTAGTTTGTGTTTAATATAATTATTTAATTCTTTTCAATTTTATATCTATTCTTTAAGCATCGATTTCCTTCTCCAAATCCTTCTCCTTCAAAGAAAAAGGCCCACTGAGAAGCTCCGATCGGCCGTAATCAGTCTTGCCTACCACAATGTTCTCGCCGTCGAATAGCTCGGAACGAATGTCCGCGACAGAAATGGTATCACTTGTTAACGCCTTCTCCTGACTGGTCGCACTGACGCCGACCAAATTGCCTTCTTGGTCGATGTCTTGCGTCAAGATGTTCCCATGCTTTTCCGCATTCTTCTTATTCTCATCAATTGCCTTCTGTTTGGTCTCCTTGACGCGCGTATCGAATGCGTTTTTCGCAGCGGATTCGTTCTTTTGCTTCTCCTGTGCGAGCTGATTGAGCTCCTCTTCCATATATTCGACGCGACCAGTCTTGTAAGATTCAGGATCCCAGGGCAACCAAGTGCCAATCGGTCCCACAAAAATGTCAAAACTAGGGTCCGCCTCTCGAATAAGTTTAGCGCGTAATTCCGCCTCTTCTTGTGACGCAAAATTGCCACGCGACTTAAATCCACGCACCGATGTCTGGAAATTATACTTAATATTGAATTGCTTTTCTAGATCATCCTCCGCTTTATCCATAAATGTCTTGTAATCATCGTCAATCGATGATCTGATAATGTTGTCACGCTCTTCCTTAACAAACCCCTCGTAGTCCTTCATTACATCCTCGAAATTCAGTTTATATTTAAAAGACATGAAATTAATAAATTGATGAAACTTTTCCATGGATTTAGAAAATTCCCACTGCTTTAGGAATTCCTCAAAAAAGAACATTTCCTTTTGCTTTAAAATTCTTTCCGGCGTGATAAAGGAAAAACACCCGAATGTTTGTGCAGCAATCGGTTTATCTACATCCAATAAGTCAACATATTTAGGATTAGGAGAGCCATCTTTAGATAATTTTCGGTCAAATGCCAACTTTTTGGCGATATTGGATTTCGATTTTCCGCTCATTATATATTTAATTGTGTTAGTTCGTTTAAGTATTAATTTATTTAATTAATATATTCTTTATTTTCTTTTATTTTCTTTTTATTTTATATAAAGAATGGAAATGTTTAACACGAACGAACTTATTAAGCGAGTGATCAAGTATATTGTGGAAGGCCTAATGGTTTCAGTGGCTGCATATGTAATTCCTAAGAGGTCCATGAATTTGGAGGAAATAGCATGTCTGGCTTTAACGGCCGCGGCAACCTTTGCTATTTTAGATACATATATTCCTAGTATGGGTGTGAGCGCGCGTCAAGGCACTGGGTTAGGTATTGGTCTTAACCTTTCTGGACTAGCCCTATAATTCCACCTTTCTTAAAGGCGGAACTAAACCGTCGCAATAAATTCCCAATCCAATTCGACACACATTTTTTTCCAAGTTTCGTCTTGTTCAATCAATTTTTCGCGGTCTTTTAGCAACGGAATCGAATCTAGATACTGTTCTTCTCCGAGCAGCTCACAGAACTTAAAAAGCACATAATAGTAATTCAAAAAGTTGACGCGATAATCGGGGCAAGTTTTCGCATAAGGCGACTGAGTTTCCATAAAAAGGTTGCACAGGGTTTCTTCTAGTTCAGGGCTAAATACAGGCGGTTTAATGCCCAATTTGTTTTTAATAAATGCGATATGTTCATAATATTTATTAAACCCCAATTTCTTTAAAATTTCTTTGGTCTTGTAATGTGTTAGGTGTTCCAAACTAATCCGCTCCTTTTTGATTTGTAAATGTATTTGGTCGATAACTTCATCCGGAATCTGTGTGGTTTCTTTTCCCTGAAATTGCGCCAAGATTTCCTTGAAATGGTTGATTTTCTTGTAAGCATAGAAGCACACCTCTTTGGGTGGCTCTTTATAAGATGGCTTTTCGTTTTCAATAAGATACGGAATATTGACGGCGCAAGCATTACAAATAAGAACGCCTTCGTCATCGAGCGGAATCAATTCGCCCTTAAAACAATGCTGGCATATATCAGTGGACCTAACAAAAGAGTTCATATCAATAAAGGTTTCGTCGATATTGCTGAGATATTTTTGAACAATATTTTTGTTTCTATTTTCGGTAATAGTCGCATTAGTATCTTGATTATCGCTTTGAATTTTGAAGAAATTAAAAAGCATTTGATTTTTGGAGGGAGTTGGTTTGTTAGTTGATAAAGTATCGGTATTATTAATGTTTTTTTTATTCTCGAAATATTCAAAAATGAATTTAGAATTATCTAAAAAATAATTATTTTTCTTGGCCTTTAGTTCTTTAATTAATTCATTGATTTCATTGACCCGATCCTTCATGTCCATGATTTGCTCTATATTCGCGGTTTTATCGAGACCCTCGATTTTATTTTGTAAATCCGCCTTTTCTTGTTTTAATTTAGGTATAGTATCTATTTCATTCTTGGAAAATTCATTGATAAACTCTTTATGCTTTCCATCCAATGTAGTGGTATATTTTTTACAAACGCGGATTTTTTTGTTAGATTTAGGCTTGAAACTTGGCATTACAGTGTTAATATATATAAAGAGTAAATTATTATTTAATTAGAAATTTATAAAAAGATATTATGGGTTTAAAGACAAATAATAGTTTCCGTTAATACATTAAAGAATAATGGATACTGTAACTAACATTGAAATAAATGTGTTTGATACAAGTCAAATAGAAATAAATCAAATAAAATTTAAGAAAATGGTGTTTTTATACAACGCATTAGATAACGGTTGGTCAATTAAGAAAAAACTGAATTCTTATATTTTTACGAAAAATCATGAAGGGAAAAAAGAAATATTCGATGAGTCGTATTTGGCCATATTCATGAAGGACAATGCGAACATAAATAATATATTATCTTAGTATGTAGGTAGTGAATCAAATTAATAAAAACAATTAATTTGATTTTAGGAATATTATTTTCTTTAGCCATATTATAAAATGGGAGGTGGTTTAATGCAACTAGTGGCTTATGGCGCACAGGACGTTTACCTTAAAAGCCTGTAGGGTAGAAAAACATCAGGGAATGTTGAAAAAATAAGACATTCATAAAGCCTTTTGTGGATCCTTCTTTAAAAAGAAGAACCACTGATGTTAATCAGGGATTTGTTTATGCTCCCATCATAAGCAAAAGAATAACCCTGGTAAGAAAATCAAACTGCTTGAAACCCCTAAAACTTATTCTACTAAGCAATTATTGTGAAGTAATTGTGGCCAAGACAAAGACCTTGGGTATAGTAAAAATGAATAAGATGAATTGAACTAACAAGTTCGATAAAATGGGCAATGAGCATCCAAGCTTCTTTAAATCGAAATAATGAAATACTATTAAAAACAGTATAAATATAAATTTGTAACATAACATATAAATGGAAACACCTAATGAATTAGTAGTAGTAGACCAAAAACAATGTATAAAGTGCCAATCAAACAAACCAATTGACAAATTTACACAATCAAAATATATTCCATACTCAAATATTTGTAAACATTGTAAAAATAAATCAGAGAGAGAAGGAAAGAAAAAAAGAAAAATAAAAAGAAATACTATTTTGATTAAATGTGATACATGTTTAAAAGAAAAAATGTTAAAGGAAATTATTACAAGGACAGAAATATATAAAAAAAAACACTATAAAAAAAATATTTGTCAAGAATGTTTTCCAGCATTTGAAAAAGAACATTGTTTAACAACCCAAAAAAAAGGTTTAAATTACAGAATTAAAAAATCTTTGGCTTGGCGTTTAAGACATGTTACTAACAAAACAGATACTACTATGAATTATATTGGGTCTAATATTCAATATGTAAGAGAATGGATTGAATACAATTTTACAGAAGAGATGAATTGGGATAATTATGAAACATTTTGGTCAATAGACCATGTAATTCCTATTTGTAAATTTGATTTAACTTTAGAAGATGAAAAATATAAATGTTGGAATTGGTCTAATCTAATACCGGTTCAAACTAACAATATGTGTTTATCTCCATCTCTAGAGCATATTATTAATAAATTAGAAAAATTTAAAGAAGAAGGTTCAACGACTAAATGGTTTTCGAGTGAATTTACATTAAATAAAGAATTAGCTTTAATGAAACAAAATGAAAAGCAAATATGAATTCACTTTAAGATATAGTCTACTCCTTATCGAAAGATAAGGTAGAGGAAATGTACAGGAAATCCTCAGATCACTTTTTGGAAAGTGACATACAGACGTTACACTAACTTTGCTATCGAATCAATCGAGCAAACTTTCAATGGGCAGGCCGATTTCGGTCGTCGTGTTCAGTGCGTGATCAGCCGCAATGGTGATCTCGCTTACCGCACATATCTTCAGGTAACACTTCCGGAGATCAATCAGCTTATGGGCATCGCCTCTTTCGCCGTTGGCGTTGGTTCCGGCGTGTATGCTCGTTGGTTAGATTTCCCCGGTGAGCAAATTATCGCTCAGGTTGAAGTAGAGATCGGTGGTCAACGAATTGATCGCCAATATGGTGACTGGATGCACATCTGGAATCAGCTCACCATGACTGCCGAGCAACAGCGCGGATACTTCAAGATGATTGGTAACACAACCCAACTCACCTTCATCACGGATCCATCTTTCTCTGAAGTGGATGGTCCTTGCGACTCCTTGGCTCCTCGTCAAGTGTGCGCCCCCCGTAACGCTCTTCCTGAGACTACTCTGTATGTGCCTCTCCAATTTTGGTTTTGCACTAACCCAGGACTTGCGTTGCCCCTCATCGCCTTAAAATCTGCAGGGCAGAAAAGCACCCAGCCTAAAACAGCAAAATTATGTTTTGGGAAAAATCTGTTTGAGAATTTGCATAACTCTCAGGTGCTAGTTGTATGTTTACTTGAATTGATAAATCACCGATTATTCAGTGACTTATCAATTCAATAACATGCAGCAACAAGACCAAATTGCGGGAAGTTCCCAAAGATGATGGCTACCAAGCTGTAAACGAAAGTTTACAGTGGCTGAGAAAAACAACCTCAGGTATGGTAAAAACGCCACATATGAAGATTTGTCCTAATAATCAGGATAAATTTGAAATGGATAATCCGCAGCCAAGCCACTAACTCCGCCGTCAAATAAGTTTGACATTAGGATATGTGGAAGGTTCAACGACTAAACGGTTTTGGGTCTGAAAGAATTAAAAACTCTTGATGATGGCTTAAGATATAGTCTAATCCCAGTAACAAAAATACACCGAAAGGTGGGGTAAACCGTGATGTGCAGTATCACGAAGTCAAGATCAACCTTGATATCCGTCCTATTGACGAGTGCTTGTGGGCTGTTACCACATTGAGCTGCAACTCAGGCGCTCAACCCTCAAGTATCCCTGTCACCGCCGCTAACCAGTACACTCCTGGTCGCCCTGTGCCTGCCGCGATTGCATACAATCAGTCTTTGGTGGCTGCTTCTTTGTATGTGGATTATGTGTTTTTGGACACAGACGAGCGCAGACGCTTCGCACAAAATCCTCATGAATATTTGATAACCCAACTCCAGTTCACAGGTGACGAATCGGTCGGAAGTTCTTCGAACAAAATCAAGCTCAATTTCAATCACCCCGTGAAGGAATTGATCTGGGTTGTGCAGCCCGATCAAAATGTGGATTATTGCTCATCTTTGGTGTGCGATGCGCTTTTGTTTAAGGTGCTTGGTGCTCAGCCTTTCAACTACACCGACGCGATTGATGCTCTTCCCAACGCTATCCATGCTTTCGGAGGCCCTGCTTCTGTTGCTGCTGATAGCCGCGCTTTCATTGACGCTCGTGGTCTTTTCGAGGATGCTGGTGCTCTCGATTATGAGATCCCTACCGGTTTCACTGGATACTGGCACGGACCTAACAATCCTTACAATGAGGCTAACATGGGCGGCCCCGCGGTCCCCATTTCCACACAAACTGCTGGCGTGGATCCCGCTCTTCTTGCCCAACTCCAAAGCTTACAGTCAAGTGCCGGTCACATGGAAAATTCCACGGTATCTGATGCTGGCACTTTCGTGATGACGGAGACCTCTTTGGACCTCCATTGTTGGGGCCAAAACCCCGTGGTTACTGCTAAGTTGCAGCTCAATGGTCAGGATCGTTTCTCTGAGCGTGAAGGAACTTACTTCAGCTTGGTACAGCCTTTCCAGGCGCACACTCGATGCCCTGATGAGGGTATTAACGTGTATTCGTTTGCTTTGAGACCCGAGGAGCATCAGCCAAGCGGTACTTGCAACTTCTCGCGTATAGATAACGCGACTTTACAATTGGTTCTTTCTAACGCCACAGTTGAGGGAACAAAAACCGCCAAAGTGCGTGTTTATGCTACAAATTATAACGTAAAAATTCTTAGTGCGTTGAAAAGTTACCTACAAAGACAAAGTGAGCTCTTGTCTTTGACCAAAATAGTTAAGCACTCACAAAATATGCTAGTAGCTAGTGGAATCGCTTGTTTTTGACTAAATAGCATTCTGCAAAATACCTTGTTGTTCGAGAAACCCCTTAGAGCCTTTTATACCAAGTGCTATTCTGAAAGGAATACATGGCGGAGATTAAACTCCGGTACGGTAATAATTAAAAGGATTGGGCAACTCGCATGCTTACTACCTAAATCCGCTATGATAGGATATGGTAGGGCGTCAGAGACTGAACGGGTGTTGGCTGTCGATGAAGGATTAACCATCTGGAGACGGCTTGAGATACAGTCCATCCACTAGGGAAACTTAGTGGGATCATAATTGGCTAAGAATTATGTCGGGGATGGGGGG